CGCTCTTCCGATCTCTGTCTCTTAATAGCTTTGCGTTTCCTTATGTTATTAATCCTAGAGATGACAATTGCTGCGGTATTCGCCTGTAACATCCTGTCTTCAGACCTTCCTCCTGCTGACAACACGTCAACAGGACTTGAGACATCTCGGTCGTCTCTAGCTATTTTGAATAGATAGCTACTATTAGTTTTCATCAAAGCAGGAATAGCGAGCTCTTCATCGAAGGCTCGGTTATCTTTCCTTAATTTATAACCCCAATCAAAATCAAAAAGAGCTTGAATCTTCTTTGTGAGTTTCTGGCCTTTGATGCCTGCCTCAAATCTAGTCCGGAAAGCGCTTAATGTTGAAGGTAAGTCAGCGTTAGCTATCCATTGTGCTAGATTATGCTCTGCTTTTGTTAGGCTCGAGTCCAAATTATAGGAAGTTCCAGCTTTATAAAGCCTGTTGGTAACAGGTAACAGAGCGAGTTTTTCAACATCACTAATGAATTCCTTAGACAGGAAAGTGTGTTTGGTTAAAACTCCAACCATAAAATCCTTGGGATTCTGTCCCAAGCCGCGTCGACCGCCGTCGCCACCAAGTATGCTAGTCCAAAGTTGGACACTAATAGCTATTGGTAACCAACCCAAAACATCATCACCTGCAGCCCAAATTGCGAGTAGCAATTCCAGCTCAGGATATACCAACCATGCTGCGAACCTGTTATACAGTATGGTGCGAATGGTGTTGAAGAGTGTCGTCAGAGTAGGGTGACCTGAAAACACTGTACCTATGATGCTTCCGCGCATTCCTAATTTGGTAAAAAATTTATAAGCTCGAACAGTCAAAGCGTCGACGACTTCTCTTGTTAAATACTCAGGAATAGCGCACCTAGAATCCGCTAGGATACGGGGAATCATGTACTTAATTAACATGTGGTCGACTATCTCAATCATATCCAGTGATTGATGTGCGTCGTGGGAGGAACCGTCGTACGAGTAGACTGTTGCTCCCTGGAATTCTCCTTTGTCCGTGCGTAGCTTATTCATTTTGTCAGCGAGATCAGGCATACTGTATCCACTAATAAATCCAGGTTCAATCTTCTTCATGACTTTGATCATGATCCTGGCTACGTAGGCTCCAACACTCTTCATACTAGGGCTAGGATTGAAAATCATCCTAGGCCTAACATTCCGAATGTCATCGAAATGCAACTCATTGGTCTTATTAAAAAGCTCAAAGTTGGTATCGATCCTCTTCTTGTCCAAAAATTCGTCAAAACCATTTTGGTAAATAGTTTTCTTCTTTGGATCAACTTCAGACAAGAATACTTCCCAAGAATAATCCTCGTCTCTGAGATCAATAATGGCTTGATCTATAGCCAGCTTGTTTCTTTTGAACCAGACATTTGTGACGAATTTAGCGAACATACTTACGTAGTTAGCCTCTGGAGAAAGATGGGTATTAAAGCCCCTAGCAAAAATTGCTGCATCTAAATTCTTTTCGCAAGCTCCGAAATGAATTGGCATATCCATGTTAAGGATCTGTTGGTAGCTGGCCTGTTTGCAGGTACACACAGCTTCTCGACCACGTTTGGTCAGTTTAAGACTATCATTACCAACTGTATGATAGAATTTAGAACTCTTATTATTCTCGTAGTGTTGCTCGGGTATAAAAGCTAAAGAGTCGTAATCATCCACTATTCGACCTGCACGATTCAGGTCAGTGGGGACTCGATTGTAAGTAGGTTTACGACCGAGCCAGTTCTTGAAAGTTCTCCAAGAAACTTGTCTTCCTTTCCAATTACTACCTCGGAAACTAAACCAGGCATCAAACAATCGGTCTATCAGAGCACGTATACAACCAGGGTTGTAATGATTAATGTTGATACCATCAACATCGGCTCTTACTGGAGCTTCCACAAAACTGTTGTGGGCTCTAGAACTCTTAGCCTCCTCGCTACACCATAAAGCTACAGTGTCAACGAAATTACGTTTCGTAATTTGAGCTAAGAACCGGTTATTCCTTTGTTCCTCCAACCAAGTCTTAAAAAGATAATTTGTTTGGTCTCTTAATGAGGTAACATTATTGGCTTTGAACGTCATCTTCGCATTTAGGAAATCGAAAACAAGCCAATCAGGGAAAACCCTTTTCTGTCCAATAGCATAGTCATCAAGACTATCCCAGGACACTTTCTTGTCTTTTATACTGATGACAAAATCAGAATCACGGTCGAGCGTTTGCAAGAAACAAGGAGTAGATTCGGGATATAAATCTTCCAGCGTGATTGGGTTCTCTTCACTATTTTCGGTTATCGTGAAAGTGTAGTAAGTGTGTGAAGAGTAGCGGCCAGTATTAACAGACAATTGAGGAACCGCACTCAACCATCGTCCGCTCTGCAGTAGCAACTCGAAGGCTACAGTTGGATAACAAACGAGGGCATGTTTGTATCCTTTTCCATTATAACGGGGAAGGTTGTGGATTATATTGTCTTTAATCTCAAAGACTCCTTCCTGGTCGAAATAATGATATCGACCCTCCATACGTGGGTAATTAGCCACGGCGAATGCGCCTCTGGTGCCAACTGGAGCTCTAGAGAAACCTTCGACTGCACCACGGTAGTACATAACGTCTGAAAGAACATGAAAATATTCTTTCACTGGGACTGCTGATTCTACTACGTCGTAATTGTCAACCACAATTCTAAGGTCGGCTTCACTCTTCAAAAAATCGTCTCCGATCTCAATTTTAAGTGGTGAGAAACACTCAGCAATCACATGATCATAATGTGGTTGCTCTTTACGTTCAGCCTCGGATAAGGGATGGTGTGTTCGATATATATCGTCCGTGCCGCGTAGAAGATTAGGACGCGTGAAGAAGTAATTAGTCCTCCATTCTTGTATCCATCTCTTGGTTTTCTCATATTTAGCAGCGTGTTCGAGAAGAGTTAACCCGCTGTTGAGAGCAAGCTTAACCATAGCAAAAGCCATATAATCGCTAATGAGACGACATCCGGCATGTGCATATGGCTCAGCAGCCTCGTACAAGCGTATGTCCAGGGGTTCTAGGACTGCGCTAAATTCAGGACCGAGCTTATATTTATGACTATAAAACCCTTTCCATTCGTTGCCTAGCTGCTTCAATTTAGTCTGAGCTGCGTACTTCTGAGTTTTATCGGCAACGAAAAAACTAGTGATGTTCTCTTTCACACTTTCCAGAACATCTTTACCATCCTTCAACTTCTTCTCCAGTTCGTTAACTTTATTTTTTGCTTTGGATAATTTTGCATCTTTGTTAGATGCTTCTTTAGCGACTTCTTCTCGACTCTCAATAGCTTTCATAAGTTCCTTGAGAGAAGCTTCGTCACCCACCAGTTCAGACCAGCCATGCTTCAAGAGATTATCAACCTCCTTATAATACTTTCGAGCGGCAGTGACGTAACTCGCATGTTCGTTACGTACGAAAATGCATTCGGCAGGGGCTGTTTTTGTTTTAACTAAATTAGCTATCATCGGTAATTGATCCGCGCCGTAGAGAGAGTACGGTAATATTTTGTAGTACCTACTCATAAAGGTGAGTATTGAATCACCTAAAG